TCCAAGGATCAAATGTTCTGTCACCAGCTATTTGCAATGTTCTACCTCTGAATAATACAGGGATAGGTGCAATAATTGATGCAGGCATTTGAGCTGTTTTACACATAAATGATGTCAATTCGACATCACCTTGAGCATAACCTGGATAGTTCATAGTTACCTTAAAAAGGTTGGATCTTGCGCCACCGCCTACTAGTTTAGATTTAAAATCATCTACGCCTAAAATTGCCATGTGTTAGTCCTCCTATGAACCTGAGATCTCAGAGAATTCAACTCCGGATCTGGTTGCTACAAAGTTCAGTGTTATGAAGTTAATAGATCTGCTTGGCTTGATAAAGATATCTGCCACAAATCGATTTCCATCAATCACTGCGCTAGTATTGTTAGTTTCGTCACAAACTACTAAAAAGTCTGTAAGTCCACGTCTACCTTTGACGTCTCTTAAGAACGGTTCAACTAAATTTCTGAACTGTGCTCTTGTAAATTCGTCGTTAAATTCGAATAGTTGCGCTTTAGCTGCTGTGCTAACCGCTTTTTCTAATGCGATAAAAAGTCTACGTACATTTATTCTGTCGAATGCTGAAGGTCTACTTAATAAAGTTTTGTCACCAAATAATAATGTACCTTGTCCAGGTAATGATACTATTGGGTTGACTCGAGCTTTATATAAAGTATCTCTGTCTGCTTTCTTAGGATTAAATGCAAGTTTTGTTACTCCCAACAATTGACCTCTGTTTACGCCAGCCGGTGAGAACCATGCATCTGCCACACTGTCTGTGTTAGCACATAATCCTGCGTGGTGTCCTGCTGCTCCAATCCATCGATATACGTCGTTATATTTGTCGTATACATAAACGGCTGTTGAGTCGCAAGATGCGTAAGAAGTAGATGATAAACCATCAGCAAATGCTTTTACATCTGCTGCAGGTGTTGAACTACCTACTGTGTCTTCAATTGGTGGTGATACAAAAGCCATACAATCTTTTCTAGCATTTACAATAGAAATTAAATCTTCTGCTAATGTTTCAGCGCCATTGGCATCTGGAACACTAAACAATAGATTTACATCTACAGTGTCTGCGTCTTCTAAAAGATCATAAGCTAATGCTAATTCTCCTGTTGTTGGCGCATTATCATCGGTTCCACCTGCTAGTGAATCCTCTAATGCGCTTGTATGAACGTCAAATGCTCCGCCTGTTGCTAGTGTTGAACCAGCATCAGTAAGGTTTACACTATCATGATCAATCCATCTAATATAGTTAGATTGATTTGATATTACATCCTTGTAGTAATTGGAAGTGCCGTCATCTTTCTTAGCATCAGATGCTTGTGATAAGAATCCAAAAGTTTCTAATATGGTTCCGGCTGTGCCTGATATTGCTCCATCTTCATCTATAACAGCAATATGTAATTCATCATTACTTGCTCCAACTGCAGCTGCAGCTGTAGATGTTCCTGGTGCACCATCGAAGCTCGAAGCATATGTCCAGCCACTAAAACTAGATATACCTTGCGAAATCATTGATACTTTTAAGCTATTTCCCAGGACTCCTGGAAATTTAGCCGCCCACAATCCCAAACTAAGACTACCGTCAGCATAATTATTTTCATAATCATCGTCATTTTTTATCAGCTGTCCTGTACCTTGCGCGGTCGCGTTTGCGTGACCGGAAGATGCTCGAACTACTTTTAGTGCATTGCCATACTTTAAAAAAGATGCTGCTACTAAGAAGTATTTAGCTGTGGAATCATCTGGAGCTCCGAATGTACTTGCAAGTTCGTTTTCAGAACTTACTGTAATTATTTGCTCCGTAGGACCCCAGTTGAATGCTCCTGCAAATCCACCAATGCTGGTTGATACTGCTGGGACCACATTCGTAGCGTCGATCTCTTTGACCTGAACGCCTGGTGATACTTGAAATGCCATCGCTTTATCCTCTATTTTGAGTTAGTTAATATGTTTCATAATACGAATATTCAATACTATTATTTATAATAAAACGTTCTCCATGAACTAATGATCATTATCATCATTTTGTTCTGTTCTTTCACTTAATATAAATCTTCGATTTGGATTAATTGCTACTTTAAATTGTGTCATCAGCTTACGATTAACTAACATTTCAGATGCAGTATCTTTGGTAGTTAATCCAAGTTCGGCAATGTAAGTTTTATTATTAAATCTTATTTCATGTTCAACAATCGGTCTTTTATCAAAATCAACTAATCCTCTTCTTGGCTCAGATATATCAATCACTTCACTTCTAAATGATTTGCCGTTTTTTGACCATTTAACAAAATCACCATCAGCTTCTAATTCATCTACGTGAAGCATTGTTGCAATTGCACTATTTCCCGTATCAAACTTAGCTCGTATTGGATCATCTTCTAATCCTTTTAATATAATAGTTTCAATATAACCTGCTTCAGATCTCATTAAAGGCCTTCGATTTAAATCACTACTAAAGAAATCAATAACAGCACTAATCATTTGTTCATCAGTTTTTTTACCGATACCTTCTTTTGTCTGTAAATCATATGCATAAAAATGCGAACGTATACCTGGTGAACCATTCACTTCTAAAATATATGGTTTGCCTTTATATACACAGTGATCAACACCACAATATAAAGCTCCACTACTTCTTGCAGCGCTTATAATAATATCTTTTTCTTCTTCAGAGAGTTGATAAGGTTTTGTATCAGCGCCTAAATGTACATTATTTCTAAAATCATTTTGATTTTTTCTTATTCTTTGAGCTGCCCCTATAATATTACCACCCACTACAAGCGTACGTACGTCTGAATCTATTTTAAAATATTCTTGTATCAGTATTTGTGCTTTAAATTTCCAAAGAGATTCAGCAACAGAAACTAAAGAAGGCATATCATTTACTATTGATACACCTACACCTTGAGTTCCAGTTAAAGTTTTTATAACAACTGGAAACTTACCACCAATTCTTTGATGAGCATCTTCAATTGATTTTTTATTTGATAAAATAGAAGATCTTGGACTTGGGATATTATTTCTTTCAAGCATAATAACATTTGACATTTTATTATCGCATGATAGCATTGCTTCTAAATCATTAATCAAAAAGAATCCTATCATTTGTAATGATGATACAATGGCTTGAGCAGCTAGTGTTTGAATTGCTCCAGCTCTTACAAAAATCATTGAGTTACGAGTTTCTATTTCTACTGAATTATCTTCGCCATCAGCATTTTGAATTGTAACTTTACCAATCTCTACATCTTTTTGAGATATCCAAGCTTCATCAACATGAACTAAATCAAATTTTATATTCTTTTTCTTTGAAACCTTTTCAGCCAAATCAGCAAAGGTTCCTTCTTCACCGCCTTTACCTAATACAACAACATGCAAATCTTGTTGCTCTATTGGCTCTTCAAATTTTTCTGTAAAATATTCGTTAAAATTTTGCATTTCCTGTCCACTCTTGTTCGAACCAAATGTTTCCATCAGGGTCTTTAGTATATTTATCCTTTTCGTAGTTCCCACTCTCTACGTATCCAAATGGTAACATATCGTCTTGAATAGCTTTTAATCTTTCTTTATATAACATATCTTTCATATCAATATTAGTTAATGCTTGAAAAATATCAGTTGATGTAAACCATGCAAATAAAACTAAGTTCATCATTAAATCATCATGATTTGGAGCAATAGCCATATAACTATTTCCTCTACTTACAAAAGTACTCATTTCAATAATTGTTTGAGCATCATTTATTTTAAGCTTACCTTGTTCAATTAAATCTTTAATTGATGAACAACCAATACGTTTTACTCTTCTTGTCATTGTAGCACCAAGAGCATTTGCTTTAATACTTGATTCTACAAACATATTCTCATATTCTAAATCATAGTATAAACCATTACAAACAACCGCACCTTGATCATTACTTTCTATAACAACATAAGCTTTATTATATAGATTAGCGTATTTGTATATAATATCTGGTAATAACATTGGAGATATATTATTATCTCTAAAAATTGCAACCTGTTCAAACGGTTGAGTTGATACATCAATAATTGTAAATGTGCTATAGTCTTGATTTCTTCCTTTTGAAACGTCTACACACATTACATACTCATGTTCTTTTCTTGGTTGATGATATATAAAAACATTCTCTTTTATAAACTCAGGTTCAATACTCTGTTGTGCTAATAAATGATTTGCTCCTATAAGTGTATTACCTCTTCCATGAAAAGTATTACCAAACTCTTGTTCAAACTGTAATTCAGAAGTATTGTTTATTGTTTCTTGTTTCCACTTTTCATCTCTTCCTGGAACATCCCACCAATCTACTCTAAAATGTTTAAATTCATTTGTTTTTTGTACAGCACCTTCCCATAGTTTATGATATACATTACCAATACCATTGGCAGTAGATGTAATTACAATCTGTGTATCTTTACCAGCAGATACTACAGGATATGTTGATGTGTAAAACTGTGCATCATTTTCTACAAATGCAAACTCATCTAAGAACAATAAGTTAATAGATAAACCACGAATAGAACTACCACTTGTAGCAGCTGCTATTATTTTAGAATTATTACTAAACTCGATACTTCCTTTATTTAAAGCCTTACAACCTGGCTGTAAAAAGAATGGTAAATTTTCTAAAGCTAATGTTATTCTTGCTAACATCTCTCTTGCAACAGCACCTTTGTTTGCTAATATTGCAATAGTTTTTTCAGGATGAAAGCATGCATACCATAAAAGATATACAACCGATGAAATTGATTTACCACTTTGTCGACAAGCAAGAACAATAGAAAACCTATTATCTTTAAAATGCTTAAACATATCTTTTTGATATGGATAAAGATTAAATGGTACTAATCCCTCATCAAGCGAAATAATTTTTACATAATTTACAGCAAAATATGCAGGATCCTGCATGCACTTCTGATACTCTAGGATCTCTTCCTTCGTAAAAGAAGTTTCGACTCCGTCTCTTTTTACATTTGGATTACCTAGGTAACCAAACTCATTATTCTTTAACGTCGCCATCGATCACATTATCTTTATTTAATAACATTCTTTGTAGATCAGTTGTGCTTCCTACAAACATATTATTATTCGTCACAGTTTTTGCTTCTTCACGTTCTTCTTTTGTTAAATCTTTTTTCTGCTTTTGCAGATCCATAAGATTCTTTGTGACATCGCTTATATTTTTAATTGTTTGTGAAAGAACTTCAAATGCTCTTGGATGTTCTGATTCGATTGCTAATTCAGATAATACATCCATTGATCTTGTACCATTATAGATTAAGTCTTTATATGTCTTACGAGAAAACTCATAATCATCTTTAATATCTTTATCTATTTTAAGAGGTCTATTTTTTTCTACAACTGGTAGATTTTTCTCTAAACTTGCTGTCATTTTTTCTCGCTTGTCCATTATTCAGTACCATCCTGTGTAATTGTTGTTGTAACTGTATAGTCATCCGCATCATCACTTGCACCTACAGTAAAGTCCATTTCCTCAAATAAAGCAGTTGTAACATCTTTATCATGGAAGTCAAGATTAACTTCACGTATAATTGCTTGATCGGCTGTTGGTCCAAAGAACTTCATCTTCATTGTAAAATCTAATTGATAGATAAGTACTCTTCTTTCTGTAAACTCTCCTTCGTATTGATCATCTATTTGCACACCACCAAGTATTACAGAAACATCTTGTTTATAAGCAAATCCATTAACAGGAGTAATTGTAACATTATATTCTGGTTGAAAGTATGGTAATATTTGTTCAACGATTTGTAGTCCATCATCTTGATTCTTTACCATAATATATAATGACATACCAATATCATATGATGTATGATGCTTTATTGTTTTCTTTTTACCAACATCAGAGGCATGCGTCTCAACAATCTTATTCATCTTATTAAGTTTTTGAGTAGTATCTAAAGAAAGACCTGTAATCTCAAAAGCCATTCTTGGTAATTTAATAGCCATTCCAGCATCAAAACCAGTCTCCTGATCTAACCTTGCTAAGAATTTTTGTTTAGGTCCATAAGCTAATGGAACTCTTACCTGATTTAAAACACTTCCATCAGTTGCTTTTCGTATAACTTTTAAATTATTAAACAGTGTACCAAATA